AACTTTCTCAAAGCCTCTTTGAATGTCTCAGGACTTTCTAAAATTCCTTTAGGTTTGTATAAAAACTCAACCTCACATTTGTGGTACATCTTGACCTCCTTCAAGTACTGGTTGCTCTGATGGTGTTCCGGACACATCTTTCATCACTTCAAGCATGGCAATTTTGACTTTCTGAATATCGTCTTCACTCATTTGTTCAGGAATTTGCACTCCCTCTAATGCGTCCATCATTTCTTGAAGAGTACCCACTTTGAACGTGTCAACTAGCTCAGTCATCATTAATTTGACAAACTCAGCTGGTAACATTCCACCTTGTACAAACGGAGCAATTGTTGTGATTAGTTCGAGCATTTGAGATTTCCGACCTTCTTCAGTAAAGGCAGCACCATTCTCAATCTCGATCTTAATGGGCATTTTCTTTTTGATTGGAACCATCCCATCAACAGGCATATTCATTTTTTTACGGGTGTTATAAGCCCTCTCACCGATCACATCGTAATAATCTGGTTCGCTTTGATCTTCCTCAGGGACTTCTCTAGGTTCGGTAAAATAATCAGCCCCATATTGCAGGTACAGCTCAGCCACCCGCTTCATCGTCTTTTTAAGTTGTTTTAAGGGGATCTGTAAATTGTTTAACTCACTCTCTTTAAGACTTTCAATTGCCTTGAATGCCTTAACTCCGGAGGGAATTTGAGCTAGAGTATTGACTGATAGTCCCTGTTCTTCAATGAAAGAGTTAAGCAAACCAATAAATTGGAATACAAATTGAGGTGGGCTAGCAGATGGAATAGCCGTAGGTGGTTGCTGATCATATTCGACAATTTGCCCACCATATTGATTCGTAATTCTAAATCCTTCACCCTTACGCTTGGCCCAGATACCAGTCACCATCGTGTGTAGAAAGCCTTCCAACCGAGAAACAACAGCATCAAGTGATTTGTTTGAAGGGATAAACCGTTCAATTTGACTTACTTGATACATATATCCAGGCTCAAATTGGAATGGAGCATAAGGATACATATCCAAAGTCGTATAATGGTCGTACAGAGGACTGCCATCTAATGTGGTTACTAACTGGCGAATAATAGGATCACCCATTTTCTTGCCTTCTAGAACCATCTCAGCATCATCTTGTTCAATAATTCGGTTGTAGTTATCTCTGTTTAAATATTCCCTGATAAATCCTTCGTTCTTGATACAGGTTCCAGTGTTAGAACTAGTTAAAGAAACACCAAATTTTGATCGTAGGTAAGCATCTTTCACCGAGTTACCTGAAAACTTATTGTCTGGTTGCACTGACATCCGAACTTCTTCGTTATATAGCTCGTTATTCCAGATCTCTTGAACAGGGACTGCTACCGACTCAGCTACAAATGGTGAATCATCAATATCTTTAACCATAGGCCACAAATACACGTCAAACGCATCACGGACAACGACAATAATGTCTTCTTTAATTGGGTCTGGCACTATTTTTAGGTAGGAAATTGACTGCTTTGAAGCAGTAATAATCATGTCAATAGCTTTATCCATAACTGCGTCATCATCAATTTCTTTATTGAGCCAGTGACCTGATTTTTTAGCCACCTGTTTAGTTAACTCTCGAGCTTCTTGGTAAGATTTCTCATCAAGTATTCCATCAATGATAAAGTTGTTTTTGAGAACTCTTTCTGGATAAATAACAGGGTGGGGATTAGTGCCCACTAGTAGATTAGCAATTCCTCTAATTTGTTTACTCGCCTTTGGAATAGCCCGCATTTTACTAGGTGAATTAGATGAGTTTGTTTTGTCGATTATTCTGCCTGTACCTGGAGAGACATATCTGAAGTGAAAACCGTCATCAAAAAAACCATTATCATACCAAGTCCGCTCATACCTGATACGAAGCTGTTGAACAGTCGAAATCATTCCAGACAGTTCTTTGCCAGCAGTTAGTGAATCCATTGATGAGGTTTGATTTTTTGTCATGATTTGTTAACTGCCTCAAGCCACTTATCGTCACTTAAATCACTTAAACTAATCTCTTCTGGAATACTTTCTTCCTCAACAGTCGGTTTATCTACTCTTTTTAAGTCAGCAAACTCTTGAGCATTTTTAGCAATTAGTGCTTTAGTTAGCTCACTAATTCTTTCTGAGTAAGTTTTGTGTTGGAAATAGAGGAGAAGGCTTAATACAACAAGCCCTCCTAGTGAAAAAAGTTCTGTAGTCATGATTCTATTGTCAGTGGAGTAATAGGGTTAGTCACTACCACTCAACAATTTCCACATCTAACTCTTCATCAGAGTGGATTCTTTCGTAATCTCTGACAGCACGTGCTTTAGCTACTTGAGTAATAGTCGGCTCTTTTTTAATTCTGTCTGGCACTTTTTCATACAGTCCCCAACAAGCTAGAGCCTTAGCAATAACCTCATCATCGTGGAATCCTTCGGGCGCTGTATACTGCACTGCTCCAGAAGGTAATAAGTTATACGAAAAACTTTCCAGCTCATACTTAGCGTTACCTTTTTCATCATCAATAAAATGATAAAAACCCTGTTCTATCCAGATACTTAGTTTCTCAATCAATTCCTTCTTACTCTGGTTACTTAATTTAATAGGCTCAACAGCCACGCCCTGTCTGATTAAGTCATCAGCAATCGGATCACCCACTCCGGTAGCATCTAAATACACCAGTGCATTGTTATAAAACTTGGCAGTTGAAGAGATTTTAGCTTTTTGGAAAGGCCACTCTATTTTCTGAAATCTATCTCGATACACTTCTCGATTAGTAGTCGTATCTACGACAACTATCACCGTCCAGTCTTGATGTTTGGCCAAGTCAACACCCATGATGTATCTAACACCTTCTTCAGGTGGTTTAGGTTTAGCATCAGCAACTAATGAGATTCTTCTGAATACATTTCCACCATCATCAAGAAAATCACACAGTATTTCCTGGTTAAACATAGCCTCAGTCATGGTAGCTCTAGCTTCACTCAACTGCTTCTCATTAAGTACACCCGATCTGTCACCCCTAAGATGCATTCCATACCAGTCTGGATTGCCCTCTTTCGCCAAGTTCAATAGCTTGTAGAGTAACCGCTTACCCTTCGGGGTTCCCATGTGCCACCACCAGCCACCATTGTTGTTGAGAATTGGGTAGACTACCTCATACCACAATGATTCCTTCATAGTGTCTTCTTCATCAGAAAACCCACCAATTGGATTGCCACCCTTTAAAGATTCTGGGTGATCTGCACCGTGTAGTTGAAGAAGTGAGCCGTTTTTGAGGTAAATAGTTAACTCAGATTCATTAGCTTTTAGAATCTCTTGAGGTGTAAAGATACGAAACAACATATCTGGATCTTTCCAGATGTTGTCTTTGGCTTGTTTTCTAAAGGGCAGTACACCCCAGTAGACACCTTTTTTTAAATAGGATTGCTTTCTAACCTCTTCTAGAGCGGTTGAGGTTTTTCGAGCCCGACGATGCCAAACCAAGACCTTAAACTTTTCTGGTCTTTTTTGCATCACCTCAATTTGGTGGTTAAGTAGTGTAGAAAGATCGGGAATCTGAAGAGTTGGCACTCATTCTATTGTTCTGCCAACTTAGATGTTAGTCACCTTTTTTATCTGGAGTGTGACCAGTACCAGAAATAACTTGGAAACTAAACGCCTCACCATCTTTTCCAGTAATCTCTTGTTTATCTCTCCAACCTAAAACATTTTTAGCTGTATTAACGGCAAAAATGGGGTTATAGAGTCCCTTTAGTCCGTTCTGAATTAAGATGTGTTCTTGGCATACTTCAGCAAATGCCATAGCCTCTTTGAACTCAGGGTGAACACGCTCCCATTCATACAGGGTATCTCTAGAGATTTTAATACTCTTAGCAAACCCTGCTTTAGTGGGTAGATCTGAGGGAATAAATTTAATGGATTCTTTAGTTGAACCGTCCTTACGGGTTTCAATGACTGGAGTCTCAAAATGCGCCTCAATATCAAAGTATTTGTAAAGTTGATCTACAAACTTTGGTTCATATTTGGATGGTCTGCCTCGATTTTCTGTTTTCATTTCTGTAAGTTTAAGTATGCAGGATGATTGAAAGTTAGTAACTTTTTAACAAGAACCTCAAGCTTGTCAACTGTCGGCCAAAAACAAGAAATATTTTCAAAACCTCCCATAATACTCATATCATCACCAGCATAATGACTAAATCCATCGTGCTTGTAATCATCATCTCTACCACTTCCGACTAGTAAGATTGGCAACTTTTCATGATTGATATATGTCCGAATAGTTTCAAATGGTCTATAGAGTATAAATGGTGTAATTGAGTAACAAATGACGTTTTTACCAGCATAGGTTAGTCCTACAGCCATGTCTAACATAGCTTGCTCTGCTGCTCCCACATTGATAAATCTAGAAGGAAAGTCTTTCTTGAGTTCATCCAACACAAACATACCGAGATCACCTGTAAGAAAATACAGGTTTTTGTTTTTATTCATTTCGACATATACTAATTCAGCAAATTTCTTTCTCATCTTTGAATCCTTAACCTAGTTAAAACACTCATCTCCGATACGTCATTCTTCCTCATTTCCTCAAGCTCTTTAAGCCAATATTTCATTGAGTAAGCAATGCTTTTTTCAAGTTCCCTTTTTCTTTTCCAATGTCTATTAGTCAACTTTGCATATTCTCTTATTTCATCAACTACTTCCCAACGATTAATGAGTTTTAGTTGTTTAATCTCAGTATCTAATTGTTCCTGCATATATGGTTTTAAAACACTATCCATTGCCAAAGAAACTGCACTAAGAAAGGGTGTCATATTGTTCCTTGGTTAATGGCTTATAGTGTGCTTCTAAACCTTTAATATCGGCAAAGTCTGAGTTAGTTTTAACGATAACAACCAAGGGAATTCCTGGAACTGTTTCTTCTAAAGCACCTAATAACTCTTCGTCCTTGTTGTCTACTACTAGGGCCGCACAACCCCAGCCCAAGACTTTAGAAATAATTCTCTCGGTATCAACCGGATCATACGCACCGAACCCATTGCAATTAACAAACACTTTTAAGTTAGATAATTTCTGGTTGACTGCTACATTCAAAGCTTCCCAAAATGAACCCTCTGCTAGTTCTCCATCACTAGAGACACAATACACGAATCTGGAACGATCAGCTAAAGCATACCCAACAGAAATACCTATTCCGTGGCCTAGAGAGCCAGTTGAGGCATCAATTCCTTCATTTGGTGAATAATCTGGATGGGTTCCTTTAGAACTTATATCAATGGGATAGTTATGAGCTTTCAAAGTTAAAAAGAGTGCTAGGCCGGCATGGCCAGCAGAGAGAACCACGATGTCATTTGAGTTTTTGTAGGTATAAATTGAATTAAGAATGGGTGCCGCAGTAATACATGAGCCGATGTGTCCCACTTTTCGCTTATATGATTCGTCAAAGATGTCTTTAATTAGTTGTTTTGTATCCACTGCCATGTAGCCTCCAGTCCTTCTTGGAATGTATATATTGGGTCAAGTAGTAATGATCGAGTATCTGAAACCCATTTATTAGTTGTGTCAAATGTCCTCATCTTATCAACTGGTCTTGTGGATACTACTCGACTAGTCACCTTTTCTACTAACTCGACAACTTCCTGATTTGTATATTGAACTCCTGAAGCAGCATGGGTTATTGAGGGACAGATCTCAGGCATTTCAAGTAAATGAAGAATAGATCGACAGACATCTTTGACGTGAATAAAGTCATGTACTCCTGAACTCAGTGGCATAGTCTGACCAGTAACCGCACTTCTAAACACCGTTGGAATTAACCTGTTTTCTTTTTCATAAGGCCCAAACACTGAAAAGAGTCTTAATGTCCTGAAATACTTTCCGTCAACGTGTAAGCCATCAAGTAAAGTAGAAACAGCCGCTTTTGACCGAGCGTAAGGTGTAATTCCCTCTAGTGGAGTCTTAATAGATAATGGAGTGCGCTGAGTCCCGTACTCACTACTTGAGCCAATGTTGATAAAGGTTCGAGCTGAAGACTTTATGAACTCTGAAATAAGTAGTGAGGTACCTACTACATTAGTTTCAAGAGTTTTAGCGGTACCTTGAGGTAGTATCTGGTCATGCGATGAGTCATTTCCATAAGCAGCTAAGTGAACAACTGCATCGGGATTTTCTGAGAAAGATTGTGTAATGTTTGCAAAGTCTGTTAAGTCACCGCCAAATTTAATAATCTCACACCCCTTAGATTCCAAGTATTCTGTTACATTTTTACCGATAAAACCTCGCCAACCAGTAACTAAGACTTTCATTTTCTCATCCTGACTTCTCCATTGAGATATAAATGTGCAGTTCCTAGAGTGTCTATTTGTATCATTTTATCTACCATAATCTCTCGAAGAGTGTACGCAGACATCCCCATTGCCTCTGCACAAAGTGGAAACATATCCTGCATCTCACAAACCCAGTTAGTAACGTCCTGCTTGTATTGAGGATATTGATAGTCTTTGATCGCCCTGATAACAATTGAGCGATATAAGTTGATTACTCCATCATCACTGATTACTAGCACATGCATATATTACCACAACTGAATACAAATTGTACTCATAAAGGTTTAAACCAATCTTGATTCTTCTCAACTACAGACTTTTGAAGTAGGTGATCTTGGTATCTACCAGTTATTTTTTTGCTTTTACCTCGATACCAGTTGTTTTCTTCTACTAGTTGAATTCCGGCTGGTACAACAGCGACATATCCAGCATCCATCAAAAGATGAAGCTCTTTCGTAGTACGAAAAACTTTAGGCATTAAGCCCCCTTTCTTTTATAAGGTGTAGGAAAAAAAAGTGGTGTAAAGGCAAAAAAGAGACAAAACTAGTCATGTAACTAATTTCTATCTCCGACAAGTTAAAAATACACTAAATTGAAATATAAAGCAATTGGGGTAACCCCTTACTGTGGCTCATGTAGCTGGGTAAGATCCTGATTTTTCTCAGATATTTTCCACACGAGCCAGAGTAAAGAGTTTAACTCCTCAGTAGACAGGGCGGGGTTAGACCCGCAGGAACCGACTAATTATCCTTTGTAGTAGGTATTAGTCTCGTACGAACAGTAATACTGTTTTTCGATGCTACAACACCTAGGTTCACTTCTTACAGCTTGGCTCACCGGCCA